CACCAAACTCTACAATATCACCAGCGTTTAGGTTCTTACCTTTTAAAAATCTGTAGTCATTACCGTCAGACCAACGAGCATCAACAGTAACAGCACCACCTGCTGCACAAAGAAAGTAATTAATCTTACAGTGATAACCAGAAGGAACTGTCAGGACAGTAACGTAGGTGTTGTTATCTGCTGCTTGTGGTAGGTATCCTTTAGAGCCTAGTGTTGTTTCCATTAGTATGTCCACATAACAGGGGTGTCAGTATTGCGTAGGTCAACATGAACAAAACTATCAGCTACACCGATACCTTTGAAGCCTAGCTCTATAGCTTTCTCAACAATCTTATAACGCTGGTATCCGTTGCTTACAGCGATGTCAGCAGCTATACCCTGTGTATGCCTACCCTTAGTTAGTTTATCTTTCTCTACGGAGTGCTGAGGGCTTCTGAAGCCACTTGTGATGACAAAGGGAAAGTCACATTCCTCACGGAGACGATCAAGCATGATGAGGAAGTTATGAGACATCTTGTTCTCACCAGTTTCTTTACAATCAAATTCATCAAGTGTAAAGTACTTGTATACTCTTTGCGAGGTACTAAGCGTCAACGTACTCTCCTTCAATGTAGTCATCTTCTGCTTGTTCGCTGGAGATCGTAGTAGCTCCAACACCAGTGATGTTAATGCTTATGGAGTTTTTACCACCTGACTTGACAACGTCCTTCTCAAAGGCAGCTGTAGGTAGCACTCTGTCCATGACAAGTTTCCAAGCTGCCGCTTGATTCTTATGGTCGTTGTCCAAGGCTGCATCAAAGATAGCCTCTAGGACTTTGACAGACTTTGGTGATGACAACATACGAGCTTTGTACTCGTTAATGATAGCTGCATCACCTTTGGGTCGCCCTCGGACACCACGGTTGCCCCTTTTGTTTGACACCAAGTCAGTCTTTTTGGGTCTACCGCGCTTAGGGCGGTCTTCATTTTCTGACAATGAATAACTCATAGCTTTCCCCTTAGTATACTTAGGTATCCTAAGGTTCCATTTGCTACTTTAGTTTATACTTTAATGATTAACCTTTAAAGTTATTCTTAATCGTTCTACTAAAGGAGCTAAATGCTGCCGAAGGTTACTTAAGGAGCTAATCTTTGTTAATGTCTCTAAATTACCTATATATTATATCATATTTTTAAGCAAAAGTCAAGTTAAATTTTAGTTAATTATTACCAAACCTACTTAAGTCCCTACTTTTGTGTCAACATTTGTCAACCTTTTACTACTTTTTTATACTTGACACTTTTACTAGGGTATTCAGAAGGTTACTTTTGGTTATATAGGGTACTTTTTTATTACTTTTTGTTCAATTTTACTCTTTTTTGTGACTAAGGGGCTACCTCAAGTATTCCCACGTGTCATCCCCCTCCCCCGCCCCTAAGTTATCCACAGGTTATACAAAAGTTATCCACAGGTCCCAGGGAAACTTGGCACGATTCTTGCATAGCCTTAGGTATTCACAGGATCAATGGGTAACCTTGGGGGCATTCATGGAGCTTATGGCTACACAAGTACACATTGGCATGGTTATTGCATAGGGAAACATGAGGAGTGAGGGAGACATGAGGACCCTATGGCGACCACTAGCGACCACTAGCACACACAAGCGCCCATAAAAAGAAAGATGGTCAAGTATCACAAAAGGACCTATTGTGTCAACTGTAAATATTTACATTTATTTTTGTATCGAGGGGTTGACATGGGCTGTCTTTGGTCTACAATGGGAACCATAGACAACACACAAAGGAGCTACACCATGAAAAACTACATCGAATTTCAGGACTACATCAACATGCTAGCGGCTGATTTCAAAGACTCAGGCCACGAGGACGCGACAGACTACGCACACGAGGCGGCAGACGGTAGTGAGTACGTCATATACTACGGCAAAGCGTGGGACTTAATCGACACTGTGCGCTCATACAATAGCGACCTCTTCTGTGAGGGCGAATCTTGGGCGTTTGATCTAGGCGAGGAGCACGAGAGCCTCGATAGTATGGTAACCTCGGTCGCCTATGGGATCATTTACATGGCAGTACTAGAGGCACTGACAGAGGAGGTGGCATAATGCAACCTTTTAACTATAGAGTGACAATAACGAAACCTAAAGAAGGCGAGATATATACCGAGCAATTTAATTGGTATGATTACGACACGCCCAACGATTTACGTCTGGCTGTTGCTACCTACTGCAACGAATCAGTGGATCTTGGTTGGGATGTTTTGGCGCTAGATGATGACAGCCGAGTAATATTTGTCTTTAGACATGAGGAGCTTGTATAGATATGCAGTACACCGATAGAGACATGAATAACAACCTTTGGGCCAAACCATGGGTAGACGTCTACAACGACCTCACCGTGCTTATAGAGAACACGTACAATCCCAAGGTGAGGGAAACATACCTAAACGACCGCCACAGATTCTATTTAATGTGCTGTGAGCTAGCGATGGAAACACACGAGGACGAGGAGTGAGCACAATGTTAAACGACACCATAAACGGACTAATAATAGACCTTGAAATTGAGGTCGCTTGTATGTTAGATTCATTCGAGGAGGTCAGACCGAGGGACCTTGAACGATTACAGGATAAACTAGCGAGGCTACACGATGAAAAAATATAGATGCAAAGAATGCGGCAGTGAGAACTTGGTTTGGCGCGGGTATGTCGTCTGGGATTTTGAGTCTCAGAGTTTCAAGAAAGTAGAGGTTGATGATGAAGCATTTTGTGACGACTGCAATACTGAAGGTGAACCAGTGAGAGAAGAGGTTACACGATGAACATCTTTTATCTATCACACAACCCTAGGGACTGTGCACAGCTACACTGTGATAAACACGTTGTTAAAATGATCCTCGAGACTGCACAGCTGTTGTCAACTGCTCACCATGAGCTAGGTGGCACAGGGCCGTACAAAGTGACGCACAGGAACCATCCTAGTGCCGTGTGGGTACGCTCAGGTATAAAACAGTACCAGTGGACCTATAGCCTACTAAAGGCTCTATCAGAGGAGTATACCAAAAGGTATGGCAAGGTACACCTAACATGGCAAAAGTGCTCAGAGGCCCTTTCAGAGCCTCCTGAGGGCATCCCCAGTATTGAGTGGTCATCACCGCCACAGTGTATGCCTGATGATTGCAAGCATAGCGCCGTTTTGGTAGCGTATCGGACATACTACGCATTCAAGGCTAAGGACTGGGCAGAACGTGGTATGCAAATGAAATGGTATGGTCAGGAGAGGGTTGCATAATGGAATTGTTTTTAATTGCGTTTGTTTATCTAGTATACAAAGCCATGACGTATGACGTTAGGAAACTGGATGATAAAGCATGGAAAAAATACGATCAGGAGGAAAAGGATAATGGAAAGTAACGATATGTTTTTCTGGATTATAATTTCAGTAGTAGGTATACTATGGGCAATCAAGGACGAAATGGAACAACGAGACAAAGAGAGAGAGGACGATAACAATGCCAAGAGATAATCACAACGAGGAGTTTGAACGCTTTTTGGACTCCGAAAGAGCACACCTGAGACGTACTACCAAACTGGGTAGATATAATGGGGCAGACACTTTCGTAGACCTTATGATAGGAGCCACATACAAAAACCCTGAGGAATACCAAGAGTGGATTGAGTCACTGATGGATAGAGTGGAAGCGAGGGAGTTTGAAGCCATAGGTTCCATGATATATACTCAGATATACCTTGACTTTGTACACATGTACGAAAACGGACACTGGGAGGACACGGAATGAAAATAAAGGACGCATTCATAACGGATAGAGAGTACACTCTGGAGCTGGAGGAGGCTGACAGAACCTTTAGAGGGTATCTGGTCAAGGAGATAGTGGAGCGTGATCTGGAGCTGATGACATTGACAGAGATATATCAAAAGGCATCAGAGGCACTATTTGAGCAGTTTATGCTACTCAGTGACAACGAGTTGAAGCTAAGGTTTAACGATGCGTTTAGAGGAGTGTACAACGATGAATTATGAGCTATTATATAACGACTTGAAGGAACGTTTTGACGCTATAGTGCGTAAAGTAGAAGTGACGGAGGGGGCTTTAGGAGAGTGTCATTTGTCTTCTGAGGAATATTTTGTAGGTCAAAGGGTAGTTTACAAAAAGATGGTAGAGCTTTTGAACGATGCTGACTATGAGCACCGAAGAAAAGTCTGGGAACAGGAGGATGAAGAATGAGATGTAAAGCCTGTGATAGGATTTTGGATGACTACGAGCTGTCACAATATGACAAAGTAACAAAAATACCGCTTGACATGTGCATAAGTTGTCTATATGTCAGCGATAAAACCCTGAGCGACATCGAGGCAGTAGTTGACACAACGATAGACAGAGAGTATAATGATATTGATGAGGTGTTTGAAAAGTATGACGAAAATTTAATGTAATTTTTATTTGACGGAAAGGAGGAAAGGTAGTATAATATTAAGTATACCAAGGTTAAAAACCTTTATGAATAATCTTAAAGGTTAATACCTAGGTAGTCTAAAGTAAACTAAAGGAGTTTTATATGGCAGTTTTACAAGGTACAGTAGCTTTTGAAAATCTAAACGAGCATGAAATCTTTAATGGTCAATCAACAGGGAAGTACTCTCTAGTTTTGACCTTGGACGATCCCGAAGCTGAGGAATTAGCCCAACAGGGTGTCAAGCTCCGTGAGTACGAAGGTTTAAAACAACGAAAGTTCAGCACCAAGTACCCCGTGGAGGTCATTGATGGTGATGATGAACCTTTCCGAGGACGTTTGACCCGAGGCTCTAAGGTTAAAATCCTTTATGCGTCAGGTAAGCCTCATCCTGTACACGGCACACCAACCTACCTGAACAAGGTACGTGTCGTTGAGCTGTCTGACAACAGCGAAGGCTCTGAGGACTTCTAAAGTGCAGGTACGTGCTGAAGTTGAATCAAAGTTTGTCAGACATGAGCCATGCCCAAAGTGTGGCTCTAAGGACAACTTAGCACGTTACTCTGATGGACATGCCGTCTGTTTCTCAGGCGGCTGTTCACACTACGAGCATGGTAATGGCGAGGTTGTTGAATTTAAATCACGCAAGGAGGCAACACCTTTGAATGAAGTAACAGGTGTCACAGCGGCAATAACAGACCGTAGGCTGTCACAGGATACCTGTAGAAAGTTTGGTGTCACTGTGGAGTACGGCAATGATGGTCATATTGTCAAACACCACTACCCCTACTTTGATAAGGACACGGGGGAACTGAGAGGCTCAAAAACACGCTTAGTGGACAACAAGCAGTTTTTTGCCCAAGGCTCCTTTGACAATGTTGGTCTGTTCGGTCAACAAGCCTTCAAAGAGGGAGGGAAGTACATAACTGTTGTTGAGGGTGAGCTTGACGCACTGGCTGTCAGTGAGATGTTTGACGGCAAGTGGCCCGTAGTGTCCATTAGGTCTGGAGCTGCTTCTGCGGCAAAGGACATCAAAGCCAACCTTGAGTGGCTTGAGAGCTTTGAGAACGTGGTGCTATGCTTTGACAACGACAAGGTAGGGCAGGATGCCGCTAGGCAATGTCTGGACCTGTTTAGTCCTAACAAGGCAAAGAACGTAGCCTTGAGCATGAAGGACGCAGGGGACATGCTTAAGCAGGGTAAAATCAAACAATTTGTACAGGAATGGTGGAATGCTAAAACTTATCGCCCTGATGGTATTGTCGCTGGTGTTGATACATGGGACCTTGTGGTTGAGCAAGAGAACATTAGAAGCATTCCGTACCCGTGGCAGTGCCTTAATGAACTCACTCACGGGTTCAGGCCGAAAGAACTGGTAACGATAACGTCAGGCTCAGGGATGGGTAAGTCTCAGATCATCCGTGAGTTGCAATACTACATGTTAAACGCCACAGAGGACAACATAGGAATCCTAGCTTTGGAGGAGGACATCCCTAAGACTACTTTGGGCCTAATGTCACTTGCGGCAGAACAACCGTTGCACCTTGACAAAACAATCACAAGAGAGGAGAAACGTAAATACTGGGAGATGACCCTAGGCACAGGCAGGTACTACCTACTGGACCACTGGGGATCAACACACGAGGAGAACCTTTTGTCTCGTGTTAGGTATATGGCTAAAGGGCTTGACTGTAAGTGGATATTCCTAGATCACCTTAGCATTGTGGTTTCTGACCAAGAGCAAGGGGACGAGAGAAAAGCCATCGACAGTATCATGACCAAGCTACGCCAGCTGGTACAGGAGACAGGCATTGGTCTGTTCCTTGTGAGCGACCTGAGACGACCTTCAGGAGGCAAAGGACACGAGGACGGTGCTCAGGTATCCCTAGCGGACCTACGTGGCTCAGCGGCTATTGCACAGCTCTCGGACATGGTTATAGGCTTGGAGCGCAATCAGCAACACAAGGATGAGGAAGTGCGTAACACCACAACCGTCCGTGTGCTAAAGAATCGCTTTGCAGGTCTAACGGGGCCAGCTTGCTACTTGTATTATGACAAGGATTCTGGTAGGATGACTGAAACAAACTGTCCAGTAACCGATGACGATGAGAGTGAATTTTGAAACAAATAATTTTTGACATAGAAGCTAACGGTCTAAACCCTACCCGAGTCTGGGTTGTGGTAGCCAAGGAGCTTTGCTCAGGAGAAACCAAAGTGTTCATGGAGGACACACTGGGTGACTTTTCTGAGTACGTCAAGAAGGAAGTAACAGAGGTAATCGGACATAATATTATCGGCTACGACATACCTGTCTGTAAGCGTTTGCTTGGGGTTGATTTCAGCCACTGCAAGATCACAGACACCTTGGTAATGTCAAGGCTGGCTAACCCACAACAAGAAGGAGGACATTCTCTTGACAACTGGGGACAAAGGCTGGGTTTTCCAAAAGGAACACACTCTGATTGGTCTTGTCTTTCTCAGGATATGGTGGACTATTGTGTACAGGATGTCATGGTTAATGAACGTATGTACAAAAAGCTACTTTCTGAGTTGGAATCTTTTGGAGACGAGAGCATTAAGCTCGAACATCAAGTACAAACTATTATTGCACAACAAATTGAGAACGGGTGGTTACTAGATCAGGAACACTGTTTTCTACTATTAGCAGAACTTAAGGAGAAAAAGTATGAGCTTGAAGAGCAAGTACAAAAGAAATTTATACCTATTGCAACGTACGTTAAAACGATTGAGCCGAAAGTCAAAAAGGACGGCAGCTTCTCAACGGTTGGCCTGAAGTTCCTAGGGGATAACTGGACGGCAGTACAGGGCACATTTAGCCGTATTGAGTTTCCTGAGTTTAACCTAGGCTCGCGTCAGCAGATAGGCAAATACCTACAGAGGTTTGGTTGGAAGCCTACTGAGTTTACTGACAAAGGACAGCCCATTGTGGACGAGAAGGTTTTGTCAACAGTGAAGGACATCCCTGAGGCTATGCTTATTGCTGAGTACCTCTTGGTTCAGAAAAGGATAGCTCAGGTTCAGTCGTGGCTAGACGCTGTTGAGGATGACGGAAGGGTTCACGGATATGTCAACGCCAATGGAGCAGTGACAGGACGTATGACCCACAGCTCACCCAACATGGCTCAAGTACCTGCAGTATACTCTCCCTATGGGAAGGAGTGTAGACAGGCTTGGACAGTCCCTAAGGGCTACTCATTGGTAGGTTGTGATGCCAGTGGCCTTGAGTTGCGTATGCTGGCTCACTACATGGACGATGAGGGTTACACTTATGAAATTATCAACGGAGATATTCACACGGCAAACCAAATGGCTGCAGGACTGCCAACAAGAGATAAAGCAAAAACTTTTATCTACGCTTTCCTTTATGGAGCAGGAGACGCTAAGATCGGATCAATCGTGGACGGAACTAAACGAGACGGTGCAAAACTTAAGGCAAAGTTCCTTAAGAACACGCCTTCTCTTGGATCACTACGAGAGAGAGTTGGAAATGCTTCTGCAAGAGGCTACCTTCTTGGACTTGATGGACGTAAGCTCTACATCAGATCGGAACACGCAGCGTTGAACACTTTGTTACAGTCAGCAGGGGCTATTATTATGAAAAAAGCCTTGCAAATACTGGACGAGTATGCTACAATCTGGGAACTTGATTACAAATTTGTAGGGAATATTCATGATGAAATACAAGCACAGGTCAAGAGTGACCAATCAGAGAGCTTCGGCAGACTCGCAGTTGCAGCGATTGAGGCAGCAGGAAACTATTTCCAGCTCAGATGTCCACTCGCAGGAGAATACAAAGTCGGACAGAACTGGGCGGATACACACTAATGGATCAGCTTAGCTTCCTAGAGGACGATCACTACGACCTAGGGAATGGTGTTAAGGAATGCAGCAAATGTAAGTACGTTTTACCTTTAGAGGCATTCTCAAGACACTCAGGAGGCAACTACCTGCGACCAGAGTGTAAAAAATGTAATAATGAGTTAAGCAAAGTACGTGATAGACTGAAGCAGAAACATGGCTCTGCTCCTGACAACTACACATGCCCTATATGCTTAGGGAGTGAAGAGGAAGTAAGCGGCAGAGGTAACACAAAGAACGGCTCTTGGGTTTTGGACCATTGTCACGATTCTGAAGAGTTCAGAGGGTGGTTGTGCCATAAATGCAATAGGTCTTTAGGTGGTTTCGATGATAGCGTTGATATGCTTCAAAGAGCCATCCAATATTTAGAGGAACGGAAATGAAAAACATACACACACTCGTGGACGATATTTACAAGCTGATGGAGACTAAACGTCCTGACAGCTCTGTAGACCCTGAAGCTGAGATAGAGAAGTTTGGAGAGGCTGTAAAGGACTTGATGCGTAAGGAGTTCACTAGTCGTGGTTTTGATGGGCGTAAGTTACGTTTGTCAAACATAGGTCGTGATGATCGTTACCTATGGAACCACTTCAACGGCACTGAGAAAGAGAAGATGCAACCACACAACCTAGTCAAGTTCATGTATGGACATTTGATTGAGGAGATGTTATTGTTCCTAGTGCGTATGTCAGGTCATGAGGTTACTGATGAGCAGAAGGTCTGTGAAGTTGAGGGCATTGTTGGCCACATGGATTGTAAGATTGACGGTGTTGTCACTGATGTCAAGTCCACAAGCAGCTATGGGTTTAAGAAGTTCAAGGACGGTACGCTTGCCTTTGACGACCCATTTGGTTATATAGACCAGATCAAAGCATACGCACACTCAGAGAACGCTACTGAGATCGGCTGGTTGGCTATGGACAAGCAGAATGGACACCTGACGTATCTGAAGTACGATCTGGAGGACTCTAACGCTCCTGTGTACTCAGTGCTTAAGGAATCCATAGTGGACAGGGTTCAACATGTAAAAAAGCTAGTGGAGCAGCCTACGCCCCCAACTTTTTGCAACGAGCCTATACCAGACGGCAAGTCTGGAAACTTAAAGCTCGCTGTAGGTTGCTCGTACTGTCAGTTCAAGCAAAGCTGTTATCCAGACTTAAGAGTCTTCTTGTACTCTACAGGTCCAAGGTTCTTAACCAAGGTAGAGAACGAGCCAAAGGTGCAGGAGATAAAACTTGAACAAGTCAACTAAACAAAACAAAAGCTACGGCATCTACAGGTCAGGCCTTGAAAAGAAGTTTGCTGAATTGACACCAAGGGGAATGTTTAAGTTTGAGCCTTATACAATCCCCTACACAATACACAGAAACTATAAGCCTGATTTTGTTTTTGGTGATTATCTGATTGAGTGCAAAGGGTACTTCCGAGTAGGGGACACGCAGAAGTATACGTCAATAAGGGACAGTTTGGCAGGACAGGAGTTGATCTTTGTGCTGTCAGACCCAAACAAGAAACTAAGGAAGGGAGCAAAGATGACTATGGGGCAGTGGTGTGAAAAGGAAGAGTTACAGTTTTTTACTTTACAAACCATTGATGATCTGTTAAAGTACGTTAAGGATTTCTAAAATGTCATGGACTTTTGATGAGCTGAGGGAAAAAGTTTCCAGAGCGTATGACGTAACTCTCCTCTGTGAGATACTGGAGATTACTGAGGAAGAACTTTTGGATCGGTTTGAAGACAGGTTTTTAAACAACATAGAATTCTTTGAGGAAGAGATTGATAATGAAACTTAATGACGCAACACCAGAGCAGTGGGATGCAGTAACCAAACCACAGCACTACAACACAGGCGGTATTGAAGCTATTGATTATATTAAACAGCAACTCGGTGATGGCTTTATTGAGTATTGTGAAGGCAACACGCTGAAGTACCTTCAC